CGGGTGGAAAAATTTGACCCTGCGGCCATGCGGGTTGATGTGCAGCCGCTTTCCAAAGCACTGGATGCCGGCGTGTATCGTACCCAGCCGCAGATTTTGTCTGTCCCGGTCGCGCTGGTTCGGGGCGGCGGCTTTGTCCTGCGCCCCTGCTACAAAGCGGGGGATGTTGGGGTGCTGCTCTATATCGACCACGATATTGACCGCATTGCGGTATCTGGAGAAGAAAGCGAGCCGAACACGGAACGAAACCACTCTGATGAAGATGCCGTTTTTATCGGTGCATTTGTGCCGGCATCTAACCCGCTGTCTGGACTGCCGGACAACTGCCTTGTGATGGCGACCGAGGGCGGCGGGATCTATGTGGCAGTGAAACAGGACAAGGTGGAAATCAAGGGCGATGTGGAAGTTCAGGGCAAAGTTAAAGTCCGGGATGACGTGATCGCCAAAACGATAAGCCTTGTCAACCACAAACACACGGACAGCAGGAACGGCAACACGTCGGCCCCGCTGCCCTGAGGAGGGGAAGAATGGCAAACATTACTGTTCTGGCATTGGATCCTCAAACAGGAGATTTGTGCTTTGATGCCAATGGGATGCTGATGCTCCGTGAGGATGCAGAAGCGATCGCGCAAAACGTCAGAAACAATCTTCTGACATGGAAAGGCGAATTTCCACTCAATACCGATCATGGAACCGACTGGGAACGTGTTGTGCAGCAGCCCCGCAGTGAAGCGGTGGATGAAGCGGACAGCGTTGTGCGGTCGAGCATTTTTCAGGAACCGTATGTGCAGGAAATCAGTTCTCTTTCCATGACGGCCGATGGCCGGGCGCTCGGTGTGGAATTTTCGGGTGTCCTGTACAATGGCGAAACAATCAGAGTGGAGGTGAACACTGGTGGATGAATACGGATGGGGCCTGACCTCAGCTGGTTTCCGCCGCCCGACATACAATGAACTGCTGGATGCTCTGGAGCATAAAGCGAGGGAATTGTTTGGGGCAACGGCGAACCTGACCGTCAGAAGCCCTCTCGGCCTGTTCCTGCGCATTTTTGCATGGATACTCAATATCCTGTTCTCTGTGCTGGAAGATGTCTACAACAGCCGCTTTGTGGACACAGCGGTTGGCACCTCGCTGCTGAACCTCGGTAGAGCCATCGGCCTACGTGTGCTGTCTGCCCAGAAAGCCAGCGGCTATATCATGGTGACTGGCCCGCCGGGGGTCATAGTACCGGCGGGATGGCTGGTTGAAACTGCGGCCGGCATCCAGTTCTTTGCTGTTTCGGATACTGAAATTGGTGCAGAGGGTACGGTCATGGTGCCGTTCCGCTGCACAAGCACTGGCCCGGATGGTAATGTGGCGGCGGATACGATCACCACCATCACAAACCCCGGCTCGGTAGCCGGTATTACGGCTGTAACAAACCCGGCGGCGTTTACTGGCGGTAGAGAACGGGAAACGGATGAAGAATTCCGTGACCGCTACTATGCCAGCGTGGACTATGCCGGCGGCGTGAATGCGGACAGCATCCGTGCCGCCCTGCTCCAGAATGTTGATGGCATCATGGAAGCAAAGGTGTTTGAAAATGATACTGATGATGTGGATGACTACGGCCTGCCGCCGCACAGCATTGAAGCTGTTGTTTACGGCGGTCTGGACAGCGACATTGCGCAGATCATTTACAAAGAACTGGGTGCCGGCATACAGACGACCGGCCAGAAAGTGGTTGAGGTTATCACCGCTTCCGGAGCAACAAAGGCAATTCACTTCAACCGGCCGCACCCGGTACCTGTCTATGTGAAAGTGGTCGGGCTGTCTACCAGCGGGGACTTCCCCCATGATGGAGTAGACCAGCTCAGAGCGGCTATTGTCGCATACATCGGCGACAACGAAAGCGGCGGGGTGAGCATCGGCGAAACTTTGTATCACCAGCGGCTTCCGGCGGTGCTGTACAAGGTTCCCGGTGTTTTGGATTTCGATGTACTGATCGGTACGGATGCGGAAAATCTTCAGGCGGATAACATCCCGGTGGATAGCCGCTCCAAGGTTGTCACGGATGATGGGATGGTGACCATCGATGCGTGAATACGGCTATCTTGAAAAGATGCTGGACATACTGACAGACCCCTATACCCACCGGGATCTACAGAATGTCCGAAAAAACCGTAAGCTGGAAACGAACATCGGAAAACTGTTTTCCCTGCTGGCAGATGGCTTTGAGGTCATCCATAAAAATGCCGAACTGGTTCGGCTGTGGGATGACCTTGAAAATGCTGAGGGCGCAGTCCTTGACCGCTATGGAGCCAACTTTGGTGTACAGCGCGGTGCAGCAAGTGATGCCCTCTACCGAATTTTAATCCGGGTCAAGATGCTGGCACAGCTTTCCGGCGGCGATGGCGATACCGTCATCCGGGCAGCGGGGGAGCTGCTGGGTGTTCAGTTTTCGGATATCGAGTTGCAGGACGTGTACCCTGCAAAGGTCGCACTGTATGTGGATCAGAGCTTGCTTTCTGAGGAACGGCTGGCGCTGATAGATCAGATTGCAGTTGCCCTCAAGCGTATTCTGACCGCCGGTGTTGGCCTACGCCTGTATCTGCGGACCTACCGCACATACCGCTATGACCTGAACATTGGTCACGGCGCGATGGTAAATGTGGTTCGCTGGCTTCCTCCCGTTTCACAGGACCGCAGCAGCCGGGCAGATTTCAAAATCGGCCACGGCGGCTTTACCGAAGCTGATTTCTATCCGCCGATTGTTGGAAAAGACCGGCTGTTTGAAAGCCGCTTTGAAACATCAAGAGGAACCTATCTGCCGCCTGTGATCGAGGGCGTATACCCTGACACTGTGCAGACGGCCACCATGGCGCATGAGGGCGTGCGTGGCGCTGTTTACCATACACACCTCAAGCCCAGAAGAATTGATTAAGGAGAGAGCTTATGGCGAAATATGAAGACGGCAGCTATGGGTCTGCCGCCGGCATTGCCCTGATCGCAAAGGTTCTTGCTGGCCGCTGTGCGATGAAATACACGCGGGTGGCCGTGGGCAAGGGCAATATCCCGGACGACAAGACCCCGAAAACCATGACGGAGCCTGCCGATTATGTCATGGATGCCGTGATTGCGGGCATCACCAACCCGGTGGATGGTGAGTGCCAGGTCACGGTGCAGATCAACTCGGCAAATGTGGACAAGGGCTTCTACTGCACGGCGGTTGTCCTTTATGCAGAAGACCCCGATGAGGGCGAAGTCCCTTATACCTATCTCGTGCTGGAAAATGAACCTGAATGGATCCGCCCGGCAAGTTCGATTGTGGGCAAGCTGGCTACCATTGATCTGATCGCCGCCGTTGGTGATGTTGATACCGTGACGGCGGCAATCGACCCGGAAGCCATTGCAACGGTGGCGGCAGTAAATGACCTGCTCCAGCGGCACAATGAAGACCCGAAAGCTCATGCCGGCATCATCATGGATGCAGTGGGTTCCGCCATGAAGAAGCTGGAGGAGTCCGGTCAGATCATGGATCAGAAGACTGTTGAGACTATGATTCGCAAGGAGATTGCGGAACATGGCAGCGGTGGGTACTACGGTACATACTTTCTGACGTTGGCTGCATCGGGCTGGGAACAGGCTGATGAAGAAAGCCCGGACTACAGCTATATCTATACCGCAGAACTTCCCGACAGTACGAGCGCCCTCATTCCGAGCGGCGCACCTCTGCTGGGAAGTTTTCATATTGCCGAAGATGCGGGTGTCGTGAACGGATGCGAAACCGGGGATGGAGTGGTGAAATTCTACTCCAAGGAAGTCCCCGCCGCAGACATTTCCACTTGCATCATTCTGTTTGGCAAGGGAGGGGGTGGAGAGAGTGACTTGACCGTTGCGACCCGCGAACAGCTGGGACACGTTAAGATTGGTAACGGAATCGAAGTGACCGAAGACGGCACGATTTCGGCCAATGCAAAGGTGTCCGAAGATCAGATTGCAACTTCGGATGATACTTCCGAAATGCTGAAAGAAATTTATGGTGAGTAAATCACAGAAAATTTAGGAGGAAAACTACTATGGCTTACAATGAGAAACATCTGGTAAAACTGGCTGACCTGAAGGCACTGGGTACCAAGCAGAAAGAGGTCGCCGATGCTCTGGCGGCGCGTGTTGATACTCTGGAGAATGTTGGCTCTCAGGCCAACGTCCTTGAGGGTGTCAAGGTGAACGGCACTGCGCTGGCTATTGCCAATAAGATGGTTGACATCCTGATCGCCACTGGCTCCAAGAACGGCAGCATTTCCGTGAACGGTGCTGATGTTGCCATCAAGGGGCTGGCCGCTCTGGCTTTCAAGGCAAAGGTTTCTCAGTCGGATCTCGATGACGCGCTGGCTGCTGTTCTGGAGGGCAAGGCTGACAAGGCAACTACTCTGGACGGTTACGGCATTACTAATGCCTACACCAAGGATGAGATCAACGCCAAGATCAGCGCTGTCTATAAGCCTGCTGGCTCTGTGGCCTTTGCTGAACTGCCCTCTCTGTCTGAGAGCATTCTGGGCAATGTGTACAATGTCACCGATGCTTTCACTACTACCGCCAACTTTGTTGAGGACGCGGGCAACAAACATCCCAAGGGCACCAATGTCGTGGTGGTCAAGGTCGGCGATGCCTATAAGTACGATGTGCTGGCCGGTTTCGTTGATCTGTCCGGTTATGTTGAAAAGGAAGCAGGCAAGGGCCTGTCTGACGAGAACTTCACTGCGGCCCTCAAGGATAAGCTGGACGGCATTGCGGCTGGCGCAAACAAGTATGTCCATCCCACCCACACCGCTGCTGCGAGCGGCTTGTACAAGACCACCGTGGATGAAGAGGGCCATGTGACCGCCACCACTCCTGTGACCAAGGATGACATCACCAAGCTGGGCATCCCTGCGCAGGATACCACCTATGACGAGGCTACCACTGCCAAGGCTGGCCTGATGTCCGCTGCGGATAAGACCAAGCTGGATGGCATGGGCGCCACCATCAATAAGGCCATTGCGGACCACACGGCTACCGATGCCGAGGTGTCCGAGATGCTGGCCGAGGTATACGGCGAGTAAGTTCATAAGCATGGATAGCGGCGGGGATGTCCCGCCGCTTCCTTTTTTCGGGAGGTGATCCTATTGAGCGAAAAGCTCACGACCCTTTCCCAGCTTCGGGCTGTGTCCCAGAAGTCAAAAGATCGGGCGGCACAGGTGGCTGATGCCGCGGCCGCTGCTTTGGATGAAATGGATGGAGTAAAAGCGGATAAAACGGAGTTCATTTCTTTTTCTATCCCTGCAACTGGCTGGAAAACTGACAGCAGTGTTCCCGGCTATACGAACTACATCGACATTGCAATCAGCGGCTTAACGGCGGCTGACTATGTGGCGGTGGATGTTGCCCCG